AAAATCTAGACGTACATTATCTTATTTGGAAAATCCTAGTTTTTCTTTTGATCCAATAAGTCAAATTGGACTGAATAACTTAACAGTTGTGTTCTTACTGTTAGATACTTTTACTACAGATGAGGTTAGAAGATTATTCCCAGATGAGTTGCCAAATCCTCATGGTCAAGATCCATCAACAGGCAAAGAATTGAATATGCGTGGCAAATTTAAAATGACAGACGAAAATGGAAATATGGTTCGCTATGAATCAAGTGATGTGGTATACTATGATGGTAAAACATACATAGCTTCCGATTCGGTTTCGGGGTGTGTTCCATCTAATTACGCACATCCAGATTGTAGTGCTTGGAGCCCTATTGATTTGCCGGATAATACAGTTGGTTATGAGGAAAGTGGTTTTTAGGAGTTTTCAAAATTATTCTTTTAGATAACAATCAAATACTTTTTGCAAATGTCTTCCAGTCAATCAAAAGATCTTCCGTTGTTGATGAAGATTATCTAAGACATATGACTCTCAACACATATCGTTTCTACAGAAATAAATTCAGTTCCAAGTACGGGGAACTTGTTATATGCAATGACTCTAAAAATTATTGGAGGAAAGATATTTTTCCATACTACAAACATAGTAGGAAAGAAAAAATCAAAGACTCTGATTTGGATTGGAGTTCTATCTTTAACAGCATGACAAAAATTCGAGAAGAAGTGAAAGAAATCTTTCCATACAAAAACATCACAGTAGATAGAACAGAGGCAGATGATATCATCTCTGTAATCTGTAAACATAATCGAAATGAAAAGATATTGATCATATCCAGTGATAAAGATTTTCAACAACTACAAAGATATGAAAACGTAGATCAATACAGTCCTATCAGAAAAGATTTTCTTTCCTGCAACAACCCTGAAGAATTTCTAACAGATCACATAATCAAAGGAGATTCTTCAGACGGTATTCCAAACATCTTATCAGATGATGATGTTTTTCTCATGGAAGACAAAAGACAAAAACCATGCGGCAAGAAAAAGATGGGAATCATCAAAGAAAATCTTTCCGAGTGGACGGGAACAGATAAATGGAAAAGAAATCAAAGTCTAATTGATCTAAATAGTTTACCTAAACAATATGAATCTGCTATACTTACAGAGTATGAAAAAGAACCAGTTGGAAAGAGAAGTAACATACTAAATTACTTCATAAAAAATAAGTTAAAAAATTTAATGTCTAACATAGAGGAGTTTTAGTTTCAATGCCAAAGAAAAAACAGAATAATAACTATAATCAATATGAAGATTATGAAGACGTTCGAGGAAAAGGGACAAGGAAAGAGAAGAGAAGGACTCGTCGGCACAATGAAAAAAAGTGGTTAGACGAAGTTGCTAGAGGCAATCTTGATTCTGAAACATATGTTGATCATTTTGAAGAATGAAACGGAGACTATATTATGATTACTGCAACTAGTGTGAAACTGTCAAAAGAGACACTTTCAATTCTTAAAAACTTTTCTGCACACAACAGTAACTTGTTGGTGAAGCCAGGAAATGAAATCAATACAATCACACCTGCAAAGAATGTGGTTGCGAAGGCGACTGTACAGGAGAATTTTCCTGTCGAATTTGGAATCTGGGACTTGAATAAGTTTCTGGGAACAATCTCTCTTTTTAATGATCCTGAATTCACTTTTGATGAGAAGTGTGTTCATATTGAAGGTGAAGATGGTGCGAGAGTAGCCTATTATTATTCTGAGCCTCGACTTCTATCGACACTAACAAAAGAAGTTAAGATGCCTGAAGCAGTTGTCAACTTCTCGATAACAGAAGATAATTTTGTTTCTTTGCAGAGAGCAGCCTCTGTTCTTCAACTTCCAGACCTTTGTATTCGATCCAACGACAATAATGAAATTGAATTAGTTGTTCTCGATAAAAAGAGTGCTACATCAAATCAATTTGCTATAGTTGTTGGTGATAATGAGATTGATGCTAATTTTGAATTCTATCTTAAGATGGAAAACATTAGACTTCTTGCTGGTAACTATGATGTATCAGTTTCCAAGTCTGTTGTTAGTAAGTTTTCTCATCAATCTACTGATTTAGTATATTACATCGCTCTTGAAAATGATTCAACATTTACTGAGGTCTGAAAATGAAAACTTTAGTGACAGGTGGTAATGGACTCGTAGGTTCAACTATTGATTCAGATTTTAAACCCACAAGAGAGGGTTTAGATCTTATGAACATAGATGAAGTTTGTGAATACATTATTCATAATGATATAGATTCTATTGTTCACTGTGCTGCTAAGGTTGGTGGAATCAAAGCAAACACAGAACATCTTGGTCAATTTTATTATGACAACATAACAATCAATACAAACATTCTCGAAGCAGCAAGAAAAACAAAAATAAAGAAAGTAGTTTCTTTTCTTTCTACTTGTGTTTTTCCAGCGGAAGCAACATACCCACTGACTTCAGATCAGATGCATGACGGAGAGCCGCATCCATCTAACTATGCGTATGCTTACGCAAAAAGAATGTTAGAAGTCCAGAGTAGAGCATACAGAGATGAGTATGGTTGTAATTTTGTCACCGTAATACCTTGTAACATTTACGGTCCAAATGATAACTATAACTTAGATTCCGGACATGTTATTCCATCGTTGATTCATAAATGTTATTTAGCCAAAAAGAACAATACAAATTTTGAAATTTGGGGAACAGGACGACCATATCGTGAATTTATATATTCAAAGGATGTTGGTTACTTGACACAATGGGTTCTGGAAAATTATAATGATCCAGAGCCTCTTATTCTTTCTCCGGACGAGGAAATAAATATTGCAACTCTTGCTCAAGAAATTGCATGGAGAATGGGATTTGAAGGCAACATAGTATATAATCAAGAAAGAGATGGAATCTATAAGAAACCATCTGATAACAGCAAACTTAAATCCTTGGTTCCTGATTATAAATTTGTTCCAATAGAGATGGGTTTACAGGAAAGTATAGATTGGTTTATAAAAAATTATGATAAGGCGAGAAAGTAATGGTAAAAACAGTTTTTTGTGATCTTGACGGAACCTTAGTCAAACAACCTAGAGATATAACTCTTCTAGCGTCACCAGAGTTTGAACTAGAACTCTTGCCGGGAGTCAAAGAGTTTTTGCATAACATTGACTCAAAGAGACATCATTTAGTAATCACCACCGGAAGAAAAGAAAGTTTAAGATCTGCAACAATTAAACAACTTGAAAGAGTTGGAATATGGTATGATCAACTAATCATGGGATTCGGTGGCAGCGAGAGAGTTATAATTAACAATACAAAATGGGACAGTCTAGAACCCACTGCACACGCAGTCACCGTGCCGATAAATGAAGGCCTTTTGGATCATGATTTCTTGGAGAGTTTCTTATGAAGAAAGCATTGATAACAGGAATAAATGGTCAAGATGGATCATATCTTTCAGAGTTTCTTTTAGAAAAGGGATATGAGGTTCATGGAATATTGAAGAGAAACTCTGTTGCAGAAAATCAAACTGCTAGACTGGATGATTGTTATGATGATTTAAATCTACACTATGCTGATGTTACAGACTTGTCCTCTCTCATAAGTGTTCTTCAGAAGATTCGCCCCGATGAAGTCTATAACTTGGCAGCACAGTCTCATGTCCGTATTAGTTTTGATCAGCCAATCTATACAGGATTAGTTACTGGACTTGGAGTTCTGAATGTATTAGAAGCCTGTAGACTAGTTTGTCCAGATGCTAGAATATATCAAGCGTCTTCTTCTGAAATGTTTGGAAATAACATTGACGATGATGGGTTTCAAAGAGAAACCACTCCAATGAATCCTGTAAGTCCTTATGGGTGTGCAAAGGTATATGGTTATAACATTGCAAGAAATTATCGTCATTCATATGACATGTTTATATCAAATGGCATTCTGTTCAATCATGAGTCGCCAAGAAGAGGTTCTAATTTTGTAACAAGTAAAGTAGTAAAAGGTGCTTGTGCAATTAAATTAGGATATCAAAAAGAACTAAGAATGGGGAATCTTGATGCAAGTAGAGATTGGGGACATGCAAAAGATTATGTAAAGGCCATGTGGATGATGCTTCAACATGACATTCCTGATGATTATGCATGTGCGACCGGAATATCACACACTGTCCGTGATCTATGTGAATATACTTTTAATGTTCTTGACATGGACTACAGGGATTATATAATGTTTGATGAGAAGTATCTTCGTCCTGAAGAATTAGTAGATCTTAAAGGCGATTCTACCAAGATCCGACAAGAGTTAAAGTGGAAACCAGAGTATACTTTTGAGACAATGATAAATGAAATGGTTGTATATGAATTGATGTATAATCATCGTGTAAGACTGGAGGATATAGTATGATGGTTGCAGACGCAACAAAAGATTTTCTTTGGGTTGAGAAGTATCGTCCCAAGAATATTCAGGAATGTGTTCTTCCTGTTTCAATTAAGAATACTTTCAAGCAGATGGTAGACTCCGGGGAATCCCAGAATCTTCTTTTGTCTGGAGGTGCTGGGTGTGGCAAAACAACTATTGCAAGAGCATTATGTAATGAACTAGGAGCAGATAATATTCTAATCAACTGCTCAGAGAATGGAAACATTGATACTCTTCGAACAACGATTCGTGAATTTGCAAGTTCGGTTTCTTTAACAGACTCGAAGAAGGTTGCAATACTTGATGAGTTTGATTATTCAAATGCACAAAGTATCCAACCAGCACTACGAGGAGCGATTGAAGAGTTCGCTAATAATTGCAGATTCATTCTTACTTGCAATTACAAGAACAGAATCATTTCTCCTATTCATTCTCGATGCACCAATATTGATTTCCAGATTCCAAATAAAGAGAAACCTATTCTCGCATTAGAAATGATGGAGAGAATCAAATCAATACTTGAAACTGAAGGCATACAGTATGAGGATAAAGTTCTAGCAGAAATCATCCAGAAGTATTTTCCAGACTTTAGAAGAATACTGAATGAATTGCAGAGATATTCTGTAGGCGGAAAGATTGATGTCGGTATCCTATCGCAGATAGGAGAGTTGAATGTTAAAGAATTGATGAAGCACATGAAGAACAAAGATTTTTCAGGTGTTCGGAAATGGGTTGTAAAAAATCTCGACAATGATCAGACACAAATTTTTCGAAAGATCTATGACGGCCTTTATGACAATTTAGATTCCCAAAGCATTCCTTTAGTTATTCTTATTCTTGGAGAGTATCAGTATAAAGCAGCGTTCGTAGCGGACGCAGAGATAAATATGGTTGCATGTTTGGTTCAAATTATGATGGAGGCAAATTTCAAATGACTAAATACAAACCACAAGGCGATTGGATCTTCTTAGAGAAGATGGACTATCAGAAAGAACAGACTACAGAGGCTGGAGTGATCTTCACAGCAGCAGCGGTTCTAGATACAGTCTATATTGAAGCAAAAATTTTAGAAATGGGTCCAGGTCTTCCTCTTCCAAATGGAGATATTCCAGAGGTTCCTTACAAGGTGGGAGATACTGTTTTATATGATGCTAGATCTAGACGGGACATTTACAAGGATTTTGATATGATTCACAGAGAACATGTCATTGCTGTTGTTGAAGATGAAGAATGAAGTTAACAGACTTTTTAAATTCTATTAATCACACGAAAGAAGATCTGTTCAAGGATGATTCTGAACACGCTGCAAAAGCATATCAGCCATTTGTGGTAAATAGATCTCTATCGTATTTTCCAGATACAATTTTTCATTCAAATGAGATGAATATACTGCATGGAACTGATGAAAAGATGCAGTATGATTACTTGAAATATTCTGTAAGAAAGAGAAAAAGATTCAGTAAATGGGTGAAGAATGAAAAAATCGAACACATGGATTTAATAAAAGAATATTTTAACTACTCAAATACTAAAGCACAAGAGTCCTTGAGAGTATTAACAGATGATCAGATCTCAAAAATAAAGCAAGAGATGAATCTTGGTGGAGTTAAATAATGCCATAGCATACATAGTTTGATGAATTATTTAAGGAATATGCTATGAGTGAAGATATTTTTAAAGGTTTGGGAATTGAAATAAAACTAAACAACGAGGATGACTTTTTAAAAGTTTGTGAAACATTAACCAGAATTGGAGTGTCATCCAAAAAAGAAAAAAAGTTATATCAGTCTTGTCACATTCTTCATAAAAGAGGTAGATATGCTATACTTCATTTCAAAGAGTTGTTTGTATTAGATGGACTGGAAACAGATATATCAGTAACCGACATAGGAAGAAGAAATAAAATTGCAGACTTGTTGGATGAGTGGGAACTCATAGAGATCGTAGATCCTGAAAACTATGAAGAGCCACAAGTATCCTTAGCTCAAATAAAGATACTACCGTACAAGGAAAAAGATGAGTGGGATTTGATACCTAAGTACCACATTGGAAATTATAGAAAATGAGTAATTGTGATGTCCAAATTATTGATAAAGTTTCCCACAAGGAACAGACCTGAAAAGTTTAAAAATGTTTTAAACAAATACGTCGATTTTCTTTCTGGCAATCACGACGTTCGTTTTGTCATTACTATGGACGAAGACGACAAAACGATGAACACTAAATCTATAAAAACATTTCTAAAAAGACTTAGGAAAAATGGAGTTGATCTTGTTTATCACTATGGCAATTCTAAGTCCAAGGTTGAGGCATGTAATGCAAATTTAGAAAATGAAAAAGCAGATGTTCTGATGTTGATCTCAGACGACATGATGCCTCAAACAAAAAACTACGACGAAATAATTTTTCAAGCGTTCAGTCAAGCGTTCCCAAATTTTGATGGCGGTATCAAGTTCAATGATGGACTTAGACCACATGATGATATGCTAATGACTTTGCCTATAATTGGTTGGAAAATATATGAGTCATGGGGGTACATATATCATCCAGATTATACTTCTTTATTTTGTGATAATGAACAGAGTATGGTTTTACGGATGATGGGAAAGTTTGCCATGTCTGATATTTGTATAGCAAAACATGAGTGGACATCTCAACCATTTGATGAACTTCATGCGAGAAACGAAAACCAAGAAATGTATCAAAGAGATGGGACAGTTTTTTATAGAAGAAGACAACACAATTTTAACTTAGGCGAATTAGTATGAATTGTTTAGTTACAGGCGGAGCAGGATTTATTGGGAGCAACTTAGTTGATGAGTTGTTGTCCCAAGGGCACAATGTAATTTGTTTAGATAAGAATAAAGATGGATATTGGAATGATAAAGCTAATAACCATGTCGGAGACATTACTAATCATGAACTAGTTGGTAGGTTGATGAAGAATATAGATTGCGTTTTCCATTTAGCTGCAATGGTTCAGATTCAAGAAACCATAGACAACCCTGTAGATTGTTATAGAACAAACATTTTAGGAACGGCGATTTTACTAGAGTCTGCTAGAGAAAATTCTGTATCTAATTTCATATTTGCTTCAACGTCAGCCATATATGATGGATCTTTACAAATACAAAAAGAAGGAGATTTAGAAGACTCCTCAATGAGTCCTTACTCCAGTTCTAAAAAATCCGGAGAAGAGATGTGTAAAGTTTACTCTAGACTGTTTGGTTTAAAGACTACAATACTGAGGTTCTTTAATGTCTATGGTGATAGACAACATTCTCAGGGACAATACGCTCCAGTCATAGGTATCTTTATGAAACAAAAGAATGATGGTAAGCAACTTACAATAACTGGAGATGGAAAACAAAGAAGAGACTTTGTGAATGTTAAGGATGTTGTTCGTGCTTTAATTCTATCCCAATCAAATTCCTCTCCCGGAAGATTTTTTAATGTTGGAAGCGGCATTAATTACTCTGTTCAGGACATAGCAGATATGATATCAGAAAATCAAACCTACATAGAGAAGAGAGTAGGAGAAGCTGAAAGCACAAAGTCTTGCATAGAGAGAATACAAAAGGAACTGAATTGGAACCCTGAAATAAAACTTGAAAATTGGCTAAAGAAAACTTTATTATGAAAAACTACTGCACCCTATCTGATATAAATTATCTCTATTTTGGAAAAGCATTAATTCATTCATTGAATGAAAAATGCTCTGAAGATTTTATTCTATACTATTTGTGCTTAGACGATCAGACTTACGAAGAATTACAGGGTTATGAAAATGTTCACCCAGTACGGTTGTCAGAATTAGAAAAAGATAATTCTAAGTTGATGAACTTTAAAAATAAAAACCCATACAACGCTTTTTGTTGGTCATTAGCTTCTACATTTTCCTTGTATCTTTTAGAAACTAAAGAGATAGAATCGATTCTGTACATTGACTCTGACATATACTTCTATCAAGATCCACAACTTATCTACGATGAGATAGGAGAAAAGAGTGTTGGAATCATACGACATAGACACAATACTTCTTTGTCAGAGGACGGAGAATTCAATGTGGGAATCGTTTACTTTAAAAATGATAAGGATGGATTGGGGTGTTTGAAGTGGTGGAATGATGCAGTTCTTTTACAGAATGTTCCGGAACTGTCTTCATGTGGAGATCAAAAATACTTAGAAGGCTTTATTCCTCGTTTTGGAGACTCCGTTTGCATAATAGACGAGACAATAGCACACGGCGCACCTTGGAATTATAGATTATATGTTTATGACTACTTTGATAAAGATGGAACTATTATCTGGGGAGATAAGATTCAACCACTAGTCTTTAATCATTTTTCTAAGTTTGGTTACACTGAAGATGGTAGAATATCTCCCGACAGAGGCGCGTATGCCCCTCATACTATGGGAGGTGCTGTGTATGGTATCCCCGCTGTTTCTAAGATGTACATGGATTATGATAGGATTTTAAAGAATGCCTGATTTAAAAAATGCATGGAAAAACAAAAACGTATTTCAAAAACAACTTGATTTAAATCTAAAGGAGTTGGAGAATAAAGAATCATATCCGCCTCATTGGAATAATTGTATTCTCCACATCAACAATTTCAAACCAAAAAATATTTTAGATATTGGGTGTGGTTGTGGTGCTTTCTCCAAAGTTATTTCTGAACAATTTCCTGATATGGAATATGCTGGAATGGATTATTCAGAAGATGCGATTAAGTTGGCAAAAGAGACTTGGGAATCTGATTCTTTTATGGTCAATGATGTAATGGACTTAAAGGAAGAGGATGTTTCAGATTATGACTTGTTGTTTGTTGGTGCTTTGTTTGATGTTATGCCTAATGGGGATGAAGCCATGGAACATTTAATGAGCATTTGTTCTACATCTCTTCTAATTAGTAGAATGAAATTAACAGAGAATGAAAGTTTTTACACAACTTATATTGCTTATGATGAGATAGAAACTTGTGCATATCATCATAGTGTTAATAATTTTGTTGATCTTTGTGAAAAATATTCGTATGATATCTACCATATACAGAGTGACATTTATTTAGTTAAACGATAATTGATATGGAATTATATAATGATTAATCTGTTTGGATTCGACAATCACATAATTGATACATCCAAATTCGATCATCTTTTACATGGCAAAGTTGTAACTGATTTCGAAAGGCAAGTATGTAAGTATGTCGGCGCAAAGTACGCCGCTTCTTTTCATAGTGCATCTTACGCAATGTATTGTGTGATGAAAAGTAAAGCATGTAATGTACCAGACACAATTAGAATCCCATCCATGATTCCGCCTGTCGTTCCGAATGTCTTAAGAGACGCAGGAAAGAAAATACTCCTATACGATGACGTAGATTGGGTGGGAGATTCCTATGTCCTCACAGAAAATGTAATCGACTCTGCTCAGAAGATAGATCGAAATCAATATAAGAAAGAATGTGAAGACGATGACATCATGATCTTTTCTCTATATCCTACTAAACCTTTATCCTCTTTGGATGGTGGAGTGATTGTATCAAACAACAAAGATAAGATTGATGATCTAAAAAGTCTAGGATTCTATGGAATGGATTACTCAGATGATTCGTGGTCAAGAAAACAAAAGCAGGTAGGATTTAAGGCTTACATGTCAACCATGCAGGCAACAATAGCATCTAGAAATATTTCTAAATTAGACAATAAATATTCTATCATCGATTCTATACGAGACGAATACAATAATGCTTTTGGTTTAAACAATACTAGCAGACATCTATATCGAATTCAAGTGAAGGACAATTCACATGCGATTGAACACTTTAAATCTTTAGGGATAATTTGTGGCGTACATTACACGCCGATTCATTTGAATGATGTTTATAGTGATCTGCCGTCCGAACATCTGTCACAAGTTGAAACTGCTGCAAAGCAAACACTCTCAATTCCTATGCATCATAAAATGAAAACCAGTGATGTATTTTATGTGATTGAATGTGTTAAGAAGTATGAGGGCTTATTATGAAAACTACCGTAAACGACGTAGAATTTTTCAATGTTAAAACCATAGTTGATTCAAATGGAAATCTAGTTCCAATAGAATCAGATAATGATATACCTTTTCCTATGGAAAGAGTGTTTTATGTGTATGGTGTCCGCGATGAAGAGAAGAGAGGTCAACACGCACATTACAAAACAAAACAATTACTCATCTGTTTAGCAGGGAAAGTTGAGGTAACATGTAAAGATGGAGAAAAAGAGGTGACATTTTTAATGGAGTCTCCTCAACAATGCCTTTATATTCCTGAAATGATATGGGATGAACAAGTCTATAGATCCGAGGATTCAGTTTTGCTGGTAATTTCAAATACTAATTATGATCCTGCTGATTACATTCACGACTTTGAACAATTCAAGGCATTAAAGAAATGAAAAT